CCATCAGTTCTTGCAATTCAGGAATAATATCTGCAATCGGATATTCTTCAAATTGTTCCAACCATTCCAAAGGTTCAGGAATGGTTGGGTCATATGTTTTTGCCATCACCCATGAAATGTTGTAAAAAACCTCAAAATCAAGGGCATCCAAATCTTCTATCTTGATAGATGATTTCTTTTTTCCCATCAACTTTTCCAATGGGGCAAGTTTCAAAATTTCTTTGAAATAGTCTTTCCCAAATTGTGCTTTGTATCGCAAAGGGGTTGCCCCATTGGTTTTGAATCCAATTTTCTTGCCATCAATTGTGATTGTTTTTTCCAATTAAATCATCCTTTTTTAAACTGTTGCAGGTTCATAAACGGCACTGTACCATGCATCATAAATTGCAGGTGGTGTGTCCACTGTTGTTGATCGTTTCACCACTCCATCTTCCCTTGGTGCAGAAATCATGGTCAATTCTTGTGGTTGTGGTTCTGCCGTTTCTGTTTTCGTTGCAGATGTGATGCTTGGTCTTGTTACGGTGCAATTGTATAAACAATGTCTTACTGCTTTTTGATCACCATCAAATTCAAACAAGAATGCAATCTTTTCAGGTTTTGCATTTGTGTTTTCTGTCATGGTCATATCTGTTCCATGCATAGTTTCACCAAGAACGTCCCTTCTGAAATCATTGGTGATGTTTGCAATGGTCAATGTTGCTTCATAACCTGCATTTGTGCTTGTTGTGTAATAAAGAATATCATCTGCATAGAAATCTGAAGTTTCCCCCCTTGGTTCAAGGGAAATTTCCACTGCTCCTTTTAATGCAACAGGTGTTCCATAGACTGTGTTTCCTGTTGTATCATCCACACTGATCACTGAATAATGACAATTTTTAAGTCCAAAAACAACTTTGTTTTCAGGCATTAGAACAACCTCACTTCATATATTTTTTGATATAAATTTTCTTCAGAAATAAAAGTTTCTGTTGTTGCAAATGGCAATTCATTTGCATTTAAAATGTTTGCAAGTTTATTTTCTGCATCTAAATCTTTTTTATCTGTGTAAAGTTCAATTTGAACCACATCAATTTCATGATGCACTTGGTTATCTGCCAAAAAATTTGAAGAATAAGCAACCAAATAAACAATGAACGGTGGTTGGGGCAAGGGTTGATCTTCAGTTTCAACAAAATGCAAATAAGCAACAGGCATTCCCGTTGCTTCTAAAATTTCTCTTAATTCAATTAGGTTCATGGTTCAATTGCCCTTTCAATCTTCCTCAAATAATCTTCCACGGCTTTTTCTTCATTTGGTCTGATATGTGGTTCACCTTGTAGTCTTTCACCATTCCTTTTTGCATGTCCATGTTCCAAAAGATGTGTCAATTGATAATCTGTTTTGTTATGGATGATCAAGGATTTTGGTGTTCTTTTGATTCTCCATCCTTTTGAATATGATGGTCTTCTTTTTGGTGAATCTCTTTTGATATCTTCAACCAATTGTTTTGCCGTTTCTTCTTTTGCTTCTTCAACCTTTTCTGCAACATCACGTGCATAATACTTCAATTGTTTTTCAATTTCCCTTGCAAGATTGTTGATATTATTTGCCATTGGCATCAACTTCACAATAAAGTTCTGTGAATCCATCAACCCTATTGAATGTTTTATATATGGAATATTTCTTGTTGTGATATTCCAATCTTTTTTCCTGATCATAGGCATCTGAATCAACCACCAACATCATTTCAGGCTTGTGTCCACTTTGCCCTGCAAGATTATGTTCTGCCCTTGTGATGGACAATCTTGAACAAAAGATCATGAACGGTTTTTCTGAAATGATAGGTTGCCCCAAATCATCTTTTGTTTGTGTTTGGGTCAAAAGGTTGCAGATATCATCCAAAGAAATATTGTCACGGTTTCCAATACTGCTTTTAAGTGATGGCATCTTGTTTTGCAATCCTTTCTTTGATGATTCTATTTCTTAACCTATGTTGAATATTGTTTGCAAGGGGAATGTCTTCTTGCCTTTTTCGATATGTCCAACAAGCATAATCAACCACAAGCATTTGATCATCTGCACTGTTTTTGTTGATTGTGATGCCCCTTCTTTCAATCTCCTTGATGGTTGCACCAAGAAGTTGAATGAAAAAGGCATCACGCAAATTGTGTGTGATGCCCAAATCAATTTTCAACAGGTTCAACAATGTTTCCATTGTTTAGTCTTCCTTTTTCGCTTGTGCTTTGCCCTTTGCTTTTGCTTTTGCATCAATAGTTCCTTGGATTGCTTGATGATCTTCCACATGTCCTGCCATTGCTTCAGGCATTCCCTGTGTGTTTCCTTGTGCTTGTTGAATCAATTGTTGTGCTTGTTGGATTTCAGATTGTGCCTGTTGCATAAATGTTTCAAGGTGTTGTTGCCCACTTTGAACATTTGCTTGTTTCACAAAACTTTGTGCAGATTGCATGTGTGACATTGCTTGTGAAAGTGCTTGTTGATTTTGTGCAACCTGTCCACTTTGCACTGCTTCTGTTGAATTATCGTGATGTGCTTGGATTCCTGTTTGGTTGTTTTGTTGGTTGAAAAGTTCTTCACCAACTTGTGCTTGTTGTAAAGAAACAACCTTGCCATTCACCACGGTTTTTGCTTCAGTGCCTTGTTGAACTTGTTGTTGAACCATTTGATTATTCGCTTGATTGAATGCTTGACCATTTGTTTGATTGTTCGCTTGATTGTTCGCTTGGTTTTGTTGTTCATTCATTTTCTGATTCTCCTTTTTCACTGTATTGGTTTTTGCAGGATTCAAAAAACTGTATTGCAGATTCCAAAGTGATTGCATCCAAGATCAATTCATCTTTTGGGAAATCACCAAAGGTGTGAACCCTTTGAAGTTTTTCCGATAACTTCATAAATTATTAAACTGTTGCAGGTGGTGTGATTGTCACAAGAACAAATGCTTCAGGTTTTGTTGGTTTTCCATCAAAACGTCCTTTTCCTCTGAATGCCATTTGATCTTCCACAAATCGAACATGTTCACTGTTGTCAATAGAAATGTTTTCACGTTCAACAAGTGTGTACTTTTCAAACTCACCATATAAAACTTGATCTGTTGCCATGTGATTGCTAAATGTCACTGGAATACCAAGGATATCAGGTCGAACCAAGTTTGGTAATCGTCCAACCACTTCACCATCACCATTGACATTGATGGACATTTCAAGGAAATAAGCATAATATGTGCTTCTTCTCATTACTGCACGGATTTCACCAACTTGATCATCACCTGTGTCAATTAATCCAATTGGTTTTACATAATCTGCCATTGTTGCCGTTGCACCATCTAATGTTGTACGGTTTTCAACAGGAATGGCAGGAATGATTCCACTTGGTTGTTTACCTGCAAGTCCTGTTCCATTCAGGATTGCAATTTCAAGTGCAAGTGCAATGGCACGTGCAATTTTCTTGACAACATATTCATCAAGGTTGATCACACTGTCTTGTAATAAATAGTTATCAACAAAAGTCACCTTACCAACTTTGAATCCATCAAAGTCTAAATATGCAAGTGTTCCAACATCACCAACAGGCAATGATGCATTTTGTTCAACCCATGTTGCAGGTGTTGTGTCTGTATCAATTAGGATTCTAGCCGTTCCCTTTACTTGGATTCTGTCAACAAGGTTGTAAATTGTTGAATAGTCACCAAGAATGTCCATGATACGGTTCACAATCACTTCAGGAATTGTTAGTTCTCCACCTGTTACGGCACGAAGGTTTTTGAATTTCTCATAGAAATCAATTACTTCTGATCTTTTGTAATATTCGCCTGTTTTTAATAACTCTCTTACTTGCATACGGTTCATTCCTTCAACAACCCCTTTATCACGTTTCTGATTTTGCTTTGATGCTTGTGATTCTCTTTCCTTTACTTCTTCAAGTTCTGTTTCAAGGTCTGTGATTTCTGCTTCAATGGTTTTCTTTTCAACTTCCACTTCACCTTGTTCTTTTTCAATTTCTGTGATTTCTGCTTCAACAGTTTTGATATCTTCTTCTGTTTGTGCTTCTTCAAGTGCCTTTTGTGTATCATCAGAACGCTTTTTGATAGCATCCATTTTTGTTTCAAGTTCTTTCAACTTATTTCTTTTGATCTCAATAGCCTTTGCAATTTTAAGTTGTTTTAACATTTTAGTTTTTCAACCCTTTCAACCTTTTTGATAGTGCATCTTTCTTTTCTTGCAATTTCCTTTGTTCCAATTGTTGAACTTGTTTTTCCCTTGCTTGAACGGTGGTGTTTTCATATGCAGGGAATGTGACAACAGATATTTCATGAAGGTCAATTTCTTTGATTCTCCATCTATACCCACCACTTGCAAGTTCTTCAAGTTCTTCATCTATAATGTTGAATCCAAAACTTGCTTGATCAATATCACCACGTGACACCAATTGATATAAATCTTCTGCATATTGTGTATTAGGCAATTTGATGGTTGCAAAAAGTCCTTTGTCATCTGCCTTTAATTGCAAGGAACCGTTCTTGTTTCTTCCAAGAACATATTGTGTGTTGTGGTTCCATAAAGCACGGATATCATTTTTTGTCAATGTATTGTCAAATGCACCCTTACTTATGATTTCATAAGAACCTGCCCACAATTCAGTTTCCGATTCATACAATGCAAAATACCCCTCAACAACTCTTTCTTCAGGGGTCTGTTCATCACGTGTGATTTCAAATTTTGTTCTAAAATCACGGATATTTTTTTCCCTTTTCACTTCATTCATCACCACCTTTCAATTTCTTTTGGTTCCCTACTTCTGCAACAGGAATATAATTTTCAAGAACCACATATTCATTCAAGCCATCAACAGGGGAATAATCAAATGCATTCCTTCCTTCATTCCTGTTGATCATTCCACCTGCAACCATTTCTTTGACATGGGTTGTCAATTCTGCAAGATCATATTGCATCAATGATTTTGCATTAAATCTGAAATACCATGTTGGCTTGTACACCAATTTCTTTGTCAATTCTTGTTCAATCACTTTTGCAATTGGCATGATCACTGAACTGATGAAATTGTTGTATTCATCTTTGTTGAAGTTTCCAACCCCCATCATGAAGGCAGGAACACCAAAGGCAGATGCCACGGCTTTTTTGTCAAGTTCAATGGATTCTTGGATTGCAAGGTCTTGCAATGAAAGGGGTCTGATCTCTTTCACATCAATTTCAGATGCAGGGACAATCCAAGGTTCCCCACTTTCAGTATCTCCAACATAACTATTCAAAATCTTTTCACGTTCTTCTTTGATCTGCATTCCTTCTGCATCTGTTTCCACTTTGATGATCAAACTTGGTCGCCACTTTGATTTCAAGAATCCTGTCTTGGTTGCATAGGCTTGAACAATGTTTGCAATTGTATCTTTGACAATTGGAATAAATCCTTGCCCTTTGAATGGCATTAAATCATCAGGAATCAAAACAAAGTGCAGAACTTCATCAGGGTCAAATTTCTGCAATTTATATTGGATGTAATAGGAATTATGATCACCATAAAAAGACACCCCATTGATGTCCCAAATGTTCAGGTTGTCAAGCAACCCATCTTCCACTTTTGGCATCACCACTGAATTGCCTGTTGAAATCATATCTGAAACAATTTTGTAAATGAAATTCTTCCTGATCATATAGTTGTTTGGATAAACATCAATCTTTTTTGATAGTTCATTTTTTAACCTGATATCACCATCATCACTGTTTTCCATTAGCATGATTGTCATGCTAGAAACAAGATCGGCAATTTTGTGAATGCATTTTTTTACTTCTTCATTTTTTGTGATTGGCATATAACCTGAAGGAACCAAGACATTTTTTGCATCTTCACCTGCCAACCAAAATGCAACAGGTGTTTCACGTTTTTTCATTTTCTTTTTCCCAAACAATCAAACTTCACCACCTTTCAATCAAACCAAGTGTTGATCTTTTTGTTTTTGTCACGTGAAATGATTGCCTGTTTCACTGCAACCACTGTTGCATCAAATAAATCTATTCTGAAGTTTTCCCCAACCTTTTCAAATCGAACACGTTCTTCTGCATCTTCTGTTGCTTTGACATTTGAAATACAATATTCAAATGCCTTTGAAGAAAGATAGGTGAATTTTCGTTCCTTGATCTTTCTTTCCATTTCCCTGAATGCTTCAGACTTTTTCCAAAATTGTTGTCCTGCTTCTTCCATCTTGAAACGTTGCTTTTCCATAGATCGCACAAATTCCCTTGAATTATATTTGTCAAATGCCACTGCCTTGATCTTGAATCCTTTGTTCCTCATTTCCACAAACCATTTCACAACTTCTTCATAATCAACCAATTCACTGTTGGTCATGGTCAACCAACCTTTATCCTTCCACCAAAAGAAAGGAATGTTGTCTTCATCTGCTTTTGCTTTTGCTTGTGTGATGGGAATGAATCCATGTGTGATTGTGATATCAATATCTTCATATCGTCCATAAATACATGCCCCTGTTAGGTCAAACATTTTGGATAAATCTGCACCACCAAACCATTGAACATTCAATTTGGCAAGTGCTTCAATTGGTATTGGTTGATCTTCCTTGATCTTCAGTTTCTTTTTCAATTCAAGGGTTGCATCTTCATCACTCACTTGAACTTCACCAAGATCAAAATAAGCACTCATTGTGTTGGTGTAAATGTTCAAAGACTTGTTCAAAAATTCACTTCTTGCACTTGGATCATTTTGTGCCTGAAGTGATTCTGCCAAAATGTCTTGTGCCCTGATTGTGACATTGTAGTTTGGATTGGCTTTTTCATGTTCAATAGGGTTGGTGTAATCTTCAGGGTTGTCGGCTTTTGTGATGAAAATGAAATATTGTTCATCTTCCACTTCTTTGTTCAAAACCTTTTGGCAATATGTCAAACGTTGAAAACAAAAACTGTTCATGTTTGAACCTGCCGTTGTGATGCCAATCAACAATTTGTTGACATATGATTTTTGTGCTTGTTTATAAACAAAATATTCGTTGGCATTTTTATAGGCATGTAATTCATCTAATATAAAAAAGTTTGCATTCAATCCATCTGCCTTTTTTGAATCTGATGCAAGTGCTTGAATTTTGATTGCACCAATCTTTCCACCATCTTCATCATAGAAAGAACGATTGATTGAATGTTCACTGTTGTTATCAAGTATTCTGAAGTTTTGCCGTTCACCCATGATTTCAAGGTTTTCAAGAATGTTATAAAAAGATTCAAGTGCCCTGTCCAATTTGGTTGCAACAATATAAACCACTGAATAATATTTTCGTTCCAACAATGACAATGCCCATGCAAGTGCAGATGCAAAAAAGGTCTTGGAATTTTTCCTTGGTAAAAAGATGAATGCTTCTTTGTATTTTCTTTCATTAGTCCCTGCAAGATAAATGGCAGAAACATTGTAAACAATGAACTTCTGCCAATCTTCAAGAATATATGGTTTTCCCTTTGCCGTGCCTTTGATATGAACAAATGTTTTTTCTATGATGCCAATACAAAATTCTGCATCTTTATATCTGATCTCATAACGTGAATCATTCAGATCATCAAGAAATCTTTGTGCAGATTGTATCAATTCTTTACATGCAACCCTTTTGCCACTCACAACATCTTTTGCATATCTCAAAACAATTTCAAAATTCTTATGTTCCAAAACTACTCAACGCCATTTCCAACTTGCTTTGTTTTTTGTCCTGTCCTTTTATGTTATCCTTGATTTTTTTCAATC